GATGCAGAGAAATGGCAGGCAGTTTGTTTACGCAGTGGACGATGGAAGGAAAGCCGAAAAGCTTGGTACGGCTTCCTTCAGAGCCCTCCCGAAAACTCCAGTGTCCCACACTTGGGAAGTTGGACAAACCGTCGTGTACGTACAATGTACGTCCGCTGGCTGGATGCCCACGAGCCTACTGGGCACCATCGCTGCCATCGTGAAAGACGGAAGACAAAGCAAAGCCCGCATCGTTTGGCACGCTGAAACGAAGGTGGCGCTTATTATTAGCTTCCAGAGGCTCCGCCCTTTCCTGCTGGTTCATGACTTCCTCTCCCCTTCAAACCATTGATCCCCTCTCTGACGGTATTAGCTTTGTCAGGCTCATTGATTGGATGGGAACTTCGCTTGACATCGTTTGTGATGCGCGGCAAAGTTTCGATCAAGCCTCTCTTGAATGGACTGATAAAGATCAAAAGCTTCTTAACTATTTGGTAAAGCATCAACACACTAGTCCCTTCAGGGGCGTTGTTACTAAATGGCAAGTGAAGGCTCCGCTGTTTATTGCTCGTCAATGGTGGAAGCATGTCATTGGTGGAACGTATGCCAATGATCAACTTGGCTGGAACGAGAAAAGCTTTCGCTATTGTGAAGCCGACGATGACGAAACGTACTACATGCCGCGTGAGTTCAGGCAGCAAAGCGCCAGCAACAAGCAAGCCTCTGCTGGCCCTCTAGAGCCCTCCATGAACCAAATGGCCATGATTGAATATGCCAAGGCATTGGAGCAGGCTAAGCAGGCTTACAGGGCTCTTCTAACGCTAGGCGTGAGCAAGGAGCAGGCCCGTGGCATCATGCCAATGAGCACATATACGTCGTTTACGTGGACCTGCAGCTTGCAAGCCTTGCTGCATTTCCTTTCATTGCGCGACAAGCCCGATGCACAGGGCGAAATCCAATGCTACGCTCAAGCCCTGAGCACTCTTGCTCGCCCTCTCTTTAAAGAAGCATTCCAAGCATTCGAGGAAAATGGCAGTGCCTTTTGAACAATCTCCCGTTGTTTCTCATCCCGTGCATCATCCTTCTCATTACAACAATGGTGGCATTGAAGCCATTGAAGGCATTGAAGCAAGTATGAGCCCTGAAGCCTATCGCGGTTTTTGCAAGGGCAATGTGCTTAAATATGTTTGGCGCTACGAAAAGAAAGGCGGCCTTGAAGATTTGCAAAAGGCCAAATGGTATCTCAATCAAATTATCTTTGCTCTTGAAACTGATCAAGAACGCGAGGCGCTTGCTGCCATCGAAAACAACATTGACAATGGCTGCAAAGATGGCTTCTGTCCAATGCCGGGCGTGCGCTATGACAAGCCATCTAGCGAAGGTGATTTATTCGCGCCAGTAGATAAAGCCTAAGCTGCTTGCCATTCCGTATAACAAAAGCCCCCAGAAATGGGGGCTTCTTCTTTTGACGGTGGAATGTAATAATCACGCCTCTCTGCAAACTCTTCAATGTCTTGCAATGAAGTGTGAGCGCTAACAAAGCTATTGTGATGCACCCATGCCAGTAAAAGCTGTTCTCGTTTTTCGTTCCAGAATCTTTGTGGACGCCACCATTCGAAGATGGGCTCTGCTCCTTTTAGAAGATTACAGGATTTACAACTTGGCACTAAATTATATTTCGCGAAATGGGGACCGCCTTTACTTTTTGGCACAATGTGGTCAATAGTTAGCTTCTCATTCCATTGCCCACAATATGCACAGGCGCATTGTCCAAGCGGGCCTCTTAACGGATAGTCTTCAAAAATACTCTTACGAAATCTGCGTCTTGCATCTCCAGGGCGAAGTTCAATGAGAGAGTAAAGCAGCTCATCAGGACCATTCGCTCTAAGCATGGCACTATTTACTTTTTCTGCAAACAATCTAACGGGCGGCAGACAAATAATGCGCCTTTGCTAATATAAAAACTGCAGGACTCTCCATGGACTTTTTTAGAGAAGGCATGGCCAATTTCGTGGCCACGATCACGGCTGGCATGCTTCTTTCCACAGGAGCAATGCTTATCACAGTAGGTAATCAACAAGCAAGAGTGGCAGTGCAAATTGAAAGTGTCACTGAAAAGCTTAGTGCTCTTACGGACAAAATGAGCGATATTGAAACAAGAGTGCGCAGCCTTGAGATTAAACGCTAGGCTTTAAGAAACTCTCTTAGAGGACTGGCCATGTCTGGTGCAGAATGGTTCGTAGTTGGTGGCATCATCATTGCTGCTGCTGATCAAATTCTTGACCGCTCGCCCTGGAAAAGCAATAACGTGCTGCAATTGCTTCTCGAAGGCTTGAAAACTATCTTTCGCGTGAAGGACTGAAGCCATGACGGCTTCCAATAGGGCATTCTGGGACGATTGTTTTACTATCGCCCGTAAATTTGGCGCCCGTTATCCTGAACTTGCTGCTGCGCAATGCTGCTTGGAAAGCGGCTTTGGCAAGCATACTTCCGGAAAAAATAATTTTCTAGGCCTAAAAGGCGAAGGCACTACTACTTCCACTCAAGAATTTTACGATGGTCAATGGGTGACAATCAAAGCAGGCTTTATCGACTTTCCAAGTCTTGCTGCTTGCATTGAATATCTAATCACGCGATGGTATAAGGACTATCGTCAATTCAAGGGCGTCAACAATGCGCCTAATCGTTATGCGGCGGCACGCATGCTCAAGGAGCAAGGCTATGCCACTGATCCAGAATATCCTGCAAAGCTTTCAAAGCTTATGAAGGAATATGCCCCAGAATCCACAAAGAATACAATGATTGGCCCTAAAAAACGTCCTCAAGACTTTGGCTTTAAAGCTGGCGATTCGCATTTAATTGTGAACGATGCAGTGGAAACCATGAAAGCTTTTTCCTACGAAGGAAAGCTTTTGTGGGAAATTCCTTGTCTCGCTCGTGGACAATATAGTGATTTTGAATGGAAAATCACCAATTCAGATACGCCTCCTGGGCTGTATAAAATTGGCACTGTTTACAAAGACTACGAGAAAGTGGGCGATAAGCCTGCTTATGATCGCACTCTCATGGCATATGGCTGGTATAGCTTTGACATGATTGAACTAGAAAATCAAGAGGCAGGCAATGGCAGGGCTGGAATTATGACCCATGGGGGAGGCAGTGCAAATGGTTGGCCAGGTGCATGGGCTCCCAAACAACCTCTTGTGCCCACTCATGGCTGCGTGCGCTGTCATAACATTGATCTTCGCGACAAGATTTTGCCTTTAACTAAACAAGGCACAGTTTATATTTCCGTTTTCCAAGAAAAATGACTCGCGAAAGCTGGTTAAATGCTCTCTGTTATGAAGCAGGACTTTGGGCCATCACAAGATGGCCCTCTCTTGCTTTTAATCCATGGTTCAAACTGCTCATGGCGCATTGTCGCCCAGATTGGGCAGAATGGAAAACCAAAATCGTAATGGAGAAAGTAGACGAGCAGGCAGCAGTATTAGTGAAACAATGGGAGAAAGAAGAACGAGAAACAAAAGCAAATGCATTAGCGGAGAAAGCTCGTTCCCTTTATCCCGAAGCCAAAGTGACGCCTCTCCCTGACGCCATTGTTCCGTCTGTTCTCATTGAAACAGCCCCACCAGCGGACGCTAGTGAGGCTGTGAAGGCACTCGGAGGGGAACTCCGGATTACGTACCAGCTTCCCAGCTCAGAAGCGCCCTAAGGCGCTTCCATTTAGCCAGCTCCTTCTCGTGGTAGGTTTCCCACTCGCTAATAGCCTCGCTTAATCCCTTGATGGCAGCAGCCGGATCGTCGTCCGTGAGCAGCTCTTGAAGAGCTTCAGAGATGTGATCTACTTGCTGCTTGTACCACTGGTCCTTAAAGGCATCCATGGAAGGAAAGACAAGAGCCCTTAGCTTAGCTGGTCAAACCACCTCCACCCAGCCAATCATGCCTAAAGCTTTAGCGTTCACGTCAGTGTCCACGGTAAGAATCAAGGTGTCGCTAACGCCAGAGGCGTTTTGCCCAAGCGCTAAGCGAATGGCTTCTGCCACTGCATAGTTATTGGCACTGCCTTGACTAACAAAACCAGAATCAATCACAGTGCCTCCAGTGGCAGTGCCGCTTGTCGTCACTTCGACATTGCCCCTACCATTGTTGGCAGCAGTCCACGTTACGCCAGAAAGCGTTGGATTTAGTCGTAATCGCCACAGTACTACGTCGGCAGAAGCAGTGGTTGTAGAAATTCTTACGGGAAGAATGACATTGCCAGTGCGGCCACTAGCCATGCGAATACCGGCAGTGATTCGTTCTCCGGAAGTGTTGGGCACTGTTGAAAGGCTATGCGACACTGAATAAATGGCACCGTCTGGCTCGTAGCCGCCTTCGCTTAGCAGGCTGCAACAAATATGTTTCATTGTTGCCGATGACGCTTGAGCTCTGGCATTATGAATGCGATAGGACAATGGCAAAATAGCCGTTGTCATATAGACGCTATCCAATACATTGGAATGTTCAAATTCGTGACAATAGACTATTTCTCCGTCAACAACAAAACCACACCTAACACGTCCCACTCCCAGCCATTCCAAATCAGCAGTAAAGATTTGCGCTTTGGCAAAGTTAAGCGAAGAAAGCGTGTCAATGTTCCAATCGCTTTGATTTGCCACATCTTCATTAATAGTGCCAGATGCATAGCTTCTAACAACAAATTGCACCGTGGTACCACTAGCGCGTACCATTACGCCATTCTGGTCATTGAAAATTCCCACTTCTTGAATGAGACCAGAAGCAAGAGGAGCACCAACAAAGCTTTGCAAAAGCATCATGCTTTTACCCGCCTGATACGGGAAGTTTTGTTTAGTACGGCGAAGTACAGTATCTCCCGATGCAGTGGTGGTGCTCATTGCCACACTGCTTTGATGCGTTAAAAATGTGGAAGTGCCACTACCAACAATGCTGTCAAACCATTGATCAGGACGTTTGTCATAGCGCATTGTGCTATCAAAAAGCGTATACGGAGCACTTGTCCGCTGCCTTCCAAAAGCATCTACACTGCCACTGTCTGGTCCTTTTTGTAAAATCTTTCCACGATAATCAGCTTCAATATGAGTTTCAAACTGTTCGCCACCTGCAATAATTTGTCCCATGAGAAATAATTCTTTCTTCCATTGTACTAGCAAAAGAAAAGGGGCTTTTGGCCCCTTAATTATTTACCTTGCCCTCTCAGAAGCTTTCGTCCGTGAGAAGCTTTACTATTCGCTCCATTACCTTGGCGCGTGCGCTTGCTTTTATTTGGCTGATGGAGCTTTTGCCCGTTAATAGTTTTGTTTGATGCCATCAGGACCAGGGCAGACCAGTGCCAGTGGTGGGAGTGCGCTGTTGAGAAATTTGCTCTGCGAGAGCGGCTTCAATTTCAGCCACTTTCTCGTCGCCAAACTTTTCCTTCACCCAACCAGTGACGATTTCAGTCGTGAGCTGGGCATAGGGAATTTCATCGTCCTCATCGGGCGCTTCAAGACCAAGACTGCCATAGGCCGAACTGGCATACGTGCCATCATCAGCCGAAATTGTATAGTGAACCGTGTAGACGATTCCATCAGCAAGGTGGCGTTCGAGATTCGCAACGCCCCATTGGTAAGTGATTGCCATGATTAAAAAGAATGGTCTTTGTTAGTTTAACAATGGAAAAGGAGGCGGCTTCTTTGGAAAACCGCCAAGGAGAGTAGTGAAGGTGACTACTGGACTTCAAAAGACTTTCTGAACTCTTCCCAGTTTTCGTCAAGCATTCGTTCTGCCCAACCCCAAGCGCCGTGTTCCATGCCGTCAATACCAGCCGCTTCAATCTCTTGTTTGATAATGGAGCGAAGCATTTCAATTTGTTCTTCAGTCATGGGTGATTAGTGGTAATGACTACTGGCAAAGAATGTTCCACGCTGTCGGCGTAAAATAACCTTCGCCTACAGCTAGTGCAGCACGTGTAAGTAATTCATCCTCTTTCTCTTCGGTCCAACCCATTTGAGTACAGCGGCTTGCGTGGATGCTGTTAATCAGCTCAGCACACAAACTTCTGTAGTCTTCTTGGGCTAATGCTTTTTCGCAGTCAAGCGGCCAAGCCTCGCTCGCTTTAACGAGCAACTGAATTGCAAAGGCTTGTACTTCCTCGCGGCTGTGGAACTCTTGAGTGTAATGACTGTCTTCGTCGTTGGCTAGAAAGACTTTTCCGTCTTTGGCCCAAAGGGTGTGGGGCGTGCCCCGGTATTCTTCTTGGGTCATGGTCTCCAGGGGATCGTGGCCAGGGGCAGGAGGTACAAACTCGCTGCCCCCACCACAATATCACCATGTCAAGTAGACTGGTGGTTCACCCAGTGGCGCTACGGTGTCGGCTGTTGCCCCAGGCTTAATTGTCTGGGGCTATTTAATGCCGAGCTAGACCTCGATGTGAGTAGGACTACTGGGCCTAGCAAGCCATCAGCACACACGGCACGCAATAGCTGCCATCGTCGTAGGTGCAGGTGACGTGAGTTGAGGTCACCTTGGCAATGGTCTTGCTGCGAATGATGTCGTCGTCCTGCGGCTTGGCCGTGCCATCACCAGCGGACATCAGCAGGTCACCGCGCTGCACCGTGACACCTTCGGCAATGCGGATGATCATGTCACCCGTCATTGCGACAAAGAAATCCAGCGGGCCGTCTTCGTCAAAGGACGTAGAGACAAACACGCCCGCCACATTGGGGTCGCCTTCAACTTCGCTCACCTTGGTTTTGTTAAGCTGTTCGTTGTCTTCTTCGCCCCACTCGCACATTTCGTCCAGGTTGGACATCACGGTGCCTTTGAGGATGCCGGACGGATCTTCGTCGCTGGGAAGTTGCGACCAACGGGCGAGGTGGCCGCCGCCGTAGGTGACGGTGGTGCCGGAGACGGAAATAGTGCCTTCTGTTGTATTGGCGTGCCTGAATTGCACAAGCTTGCCGTCGCTTACATGCCTATTGACGATAAGCAAAGCGCTTTCGTCTGCTGCTTCTGTATTTGCAAAAAGCGCCTGAGCTGCTGTAGCGCCTGGCTCCAAATTGGCAAAACCAATCATGTTAGCAGTTGCGCTAAAGGCAGTATTTCCTAGCAATACCTCTCCGTCTTGCGTAATCCTCATCCGCTCCGTCGGGCTGCTCGCTCCGCCGGTGGTAGTGGAGAACACTAGGCGGCCGGGGGAGGAAGTATCTGTGTGGGCAGCATCTGCTTCCGCTTTTATTAACGCAGCCTCGTTAGCAACAAACGTATCTCTACCTAAAAAGCTAATTCCTCCAAGGTATTCATTTGTGCTTACTGTGCTATCAAAGCGACATAAAGACAAGGTTGCCCCTTCGCTGCTAGAAACTTGCAATAAATCAGTGTTTCCCGTGGCAAGAGCACTAGACGTGCCAACTAAGAGCCTGCCGCTGGAGTCAATCCTCATCCGCTCCGTCGGGCTGCTCGCTCCGTCAGCGGTGGTAGCAAACACTAGACGAGTTGGGCAGTCAGCAGAAGCCCACTCAGATTCCGCGACAGCATAGATCGAAGCTCCGTCTCTGTATGCAGCCCCGTCGTAACTGCGAAACTGAATAATACCAAGACCAAGATTAGGAGAAGTTAAAACAGAAGGGCTTGCTTGAGTTCCATTAGCCGAGCCCAGCACCATGATTCCATTGTCGCTTCCAAATCTAAATCCTTCAAACCTGTATGCACCAGTGCCGACACTTTGCACGCTTGCGTTAAGATCAAAACTTGTAGACGTGCCAACTAACAACCTGCCGTCGTGTGTGATCCGCATTGCCTCAACAGCGTCCGCAGATCCGGTGGCACTTACATGAGTGTTGAAAACTAATCCAGCGGTATCATTATCTGCTGTGCCTTGGACAGCACTAATCGACGCTCGACCACCGCCACCTACGCCAAACGAAATAGCGCCACCAAACAGACCGGAACCTCCGGCAGAAGCATTTACATCCAAGCCTTGAGTGGCAAGCCCTGAGTTACCTACGGTATAAGCAGAAGATCCGTTAAGAGAAAGTAATGCCCCGGTGCTTGCGATGCCGATTCCTACGCGGCCACTCGCATCAACAAACAAACGCCCCGTGCCATTAGTCGAGATGGCTACTTGGTCTGCGCCGGGGGAGTAAATGCCGGTGTTGGGGTCGCCGGTCCAGCTATAGGTCGGTGCTGCAGCACTACCCAGCGAAACCGCCTCGATCTGGCCAGCAGAATCAATTAGCAGGCGCTGTGTGCTATTCGTTGCAATGCTAATACTATTTGCCGCACTTAAATAAATGCCGTTAGTAGGAACGCCGCTGCTAGTTGGAATGAACGATGCAGCCGTGCTCGTGCCAGTGGTGACAACATTCTGACTGCCGAAGTTTGGGCTAATCTTAGTGCCAGCGATGGCGGCGCTGCTGTCCACCATTGCATTGGTAACAAAGCTCCATGCAGTGTCGTAATCAGTATTGCTTTGCTTAAAAAGTATTTGATTTGTCGTACCACTTGGCGGAATGCTACTGCCAGTTGGCCCCTGCACTCCAGGCACCGACAAGATTACTTGCGTATTATCATCGCCTGCTACGGCAAGTTGAACATTGGCCATGGGGCTTTAGCAATTCTTTTCTTGCCTTATTGTAGCCTCGTTTATGGTTTAACAATGAATATAATTAAATGGCAAAACGGCAACAAATTAATAGCGAGAATACGAGGGTCGTCAGTTGCGGGAGTAGGTACGTTGAACAGTGGCCACGCCAGTTAGCCAATAGTAACGATCCCCTCCTGCCGTGGTAAAGCTAACGTCATAACCATAGCGACCAGTGGCAATGCCAGAAGAAGTACTAGGCGCCATTCCCACTGTGAAAGCGCCATTGGCAGCATCTGTCACTGAACATACAAACGTAGCCACTTGCGTGTCATTGCTTAGATTCTTGATATCGGCATCAATGCCGTAGCCCGCAAGGTTCAATGGAGAAGCAAAATAAAATTCTCCACTTGCGGCTCCTGTTACTGGCAATTCAGTGCCTCCGCTTGTAGCAGAAACTTTGAACGTACTAGTGCCTAAGCCTGAAGCAATGACAAAATAAACAGTATTAGCCACTAAGCCACAAGGCAAAGTACCACTACCAGTGAACACTACTTTCGTGCCAGCAGTTAAGCGGTGGCAGTCAGCAGTGATTGTTGCGCCACTTGCCACCACTGTAATGCCATCCACCTCTTGCCTTTCTCCAGTGGCGCGAAATTCTCCCCGCCAAGTAGAGTTTTGCAGGATAGTAATGTCGTACGATGCGGGGTAGATCATTGATGGGGCCTATCCTGCAAGCAATCATTAATTGGCATTCTAACAATAGTCATTATCAGGCTTCTCCTTTTGCTTCTAAAATCGCAAGCTTTGCTTCGAGGCTTTCAACTTTGGCAATTGTTTCTTGCAATGCATTCGTCAACACTGCAATTAAATTACCCTCCGCAATTCCAAGAAACGTTTCTTCTGGCGCAAGTTGAATACCGCTTGCGTCTTTGATTGCAGCACGCTTATTTTCTTTAACAATGCTACGAAGCCAAGGTTTGTCATTTAGTGCTTCTTGTACTTCCTGCGCAATAAAGCCCACTTGAGTGCCAGCAGGGAAATTGTGCGCTTCTCTAATAATTTCTTCTTTACCTTCTTTGTTAATGCGCGTAATATTTTCCTGTTTTTTCCATGCAAAACTAACGGGACGTAGTGCTTTGACGAGATCTAGGCAGTTATTAAGAGGCGTTACGTCTTCTTTGTAGCGACCATCAGAAGTGGCAATAGTAGCGCTGGTGGCGAAAATCTGACTATTAACTTGAAGCTTATAGCCCCCACCAACATCGCTTGTATAACCGATCAAGAATTTTCCATCGCTCAAAAAGCGAGCTGCATCAAGAGAGTTGGTTTGGAATAAAATCGGGCCAGCGTCTTGTGTTTTAATGACAAGATCACCAGTGCCTCTATGTACCAACGCACTTTCTGCGTTAGCACCAGCATTACCTCGTAGCAACCTTAGTCCAAAATCAGTATAAGTAGTGTCCCCTACTATGTCGATATAAGATGCTCTATTGCCAGTGGTACTTGCGCCAAGAATTATTTGAGCATCACCCGTTCCGGGCTGGCCAACAGATAGCGTACCGGTAGTATCAATGGACAATGATTGAACACTGTTAGTTGCAAATCGTAAACTACTAGCCGCAAGATACATCCCATTGGCTGGAGCGGTGGCGCCAGTAGCATTAAAGCTTGTGGCGGTCATTGCGCCAGATGCAGTAACTGTTGAGCCAAATACGGCAGAGCCGGTTGCATTTAAAGTGCCGGAAACACTAATATTGCTAGTCCATTCAACTCCATTGCCAGTGGAGTTAGTTTGAAGCAACTGACGTGCAGTTCCATTTGCAAGTTTGCCTACGGTAATTCCGCTAGCAATCATTGCATTGCTAACCACCGCAACGCCACTAGAGGTGACAATGGTCCCCCCCGCGTCTGGTAAAGAAATAGAGCGAGTGGCAGAAGGATTGACGGTATTAAGTGTGGTATTAAACGACGTGCCTTGAAAAACAACGCCATTAGTAGTGCCAGATGCAATGGTGACATTGCCTGTCATTGTGCCACCAGTCCTCTGCAATGCAGTATTCGCCAAGTCATAAGCTGTCTTGACGGCAGTAGCAGTGGCAGCAATGCCGCTACTAGTGGTGCTTACGCTGTTGGTAAGTTGGACAACGCCAGCAGCGGCTGTGGATGCAGCCGCCACAGAAATTGTGGGAGTGGTGGTTGGATTGCTAACACTCAACGGCGACACGCCGCTAACAGTAGTAACTGTGCCATTTGTCGCGGCTGCCCATTTCACACCAGGACCAGTCGTTGAATCAGCCACCAACACGTGAGTGTTAGTGCCAACTGGCAGCTTAACAAGAGTGGTTCCAGAGCCAACAAGCAGATCGCCCTTTGTGTAAGAGTTAATACCAGTGCCGCCTCGTGCGATAGCCAACGTGCCACTACTAATGTTTGTAGCGTCTCTACATTCACTACTCACCTCTAGAATCGCAGCTTGGACGGTGGTAGCGCCTACGTCTCCAGATGGAGTAAAGGCAATAGAACTTGCATTTTGACTTACATAGGAACTACTAACATCCACTTCATACCATCTGCTGCCATCAGAAATGATGATATCAGGAGGAATAAGCGTCACATTTGGAGCATTGCCGGTGCCTGTGCCGCTCGCATTTACAAGAAAATAATATCCAGAGTTTCCACTGCTCGCAGCGGGAATCACCCCAGAAAGAGTGAAGCCAGAAACCGCCGCGCCAGCACCAGTTAGCGAAATAATTCTATTTGTGCCTGCGTTATAAAGACCAGCTAGAACAATGGCACCAGCCGTAACAGAAATTTCTTGCCAAACATTAGAGTCCCAAACATAAGTATCTTTATTAATGGGATCGTAGAAAAACTGTCCGACAAAATCGCCGGCGGCTGGACGTGTTTCCCCAAAATTGCAAACCACGCGATCTCTAATCTTGGTTCCGTCAATGGAATCGTTACCAATGAATGCAGTGCCAAAAGTACCAGTGGTAATCTTGCTTGCATCTAAAGCCGGAATATCTCCTGCAATAAGCACGGTATTTCCGTTCGTGACGTGACCATTTGCGTCCACTGTCACTTTGTAATAATCACCGCTTGTTGTACTATTTCTATGGTCAATAATTCCGTTTGCATTAATCGTTAAGCCACTTCCAGGACGCGCAACGCCAAGCGTGGAATTAGTGGCCACTGGCAAATCAGTGGTAGCAATTGCTCTGAATGTTGGCGTTGCATCAGAACCACTAGTTGGTCCCGCGAAGAAACGCGCTGCAGATTGTGTGTTTAAGACGCCCGAAATAGTGGCAGTATTCGCCACTGTTAAATCAGTGCTATAAGTGAAAAGCGCATCAGAAGGAAACACAAGAGAAGTGAGACCTGCCTGCTGCCTCCATTCTTCTCCGGTCCACGTATATTCAATATTTGTAACAGAGTCTAAATATTGTTGTCCAATGTGGTCGCCATTTGCGGAAGGGGCGGCGGTAGAAACAATGGCGGCAGAATTGTCCGCCATCTTTGCGCCAGTAATTGCATTGTCAGCAATCTTCTCAGTAGTAACGCCACCATCAGCAATCTTGGTCGTATTAATGGCCCCCGCGCCAATAGTCACTGCAATGCCAGAGGTGCCAGCGCCAGTGACATCGCCAGAAAGCGTGATAGTTTGATCACCAGTATTAGTGCCGCTCACAGTGGCACCATTAGCCCATGTGCCAGTGGCGACAGAAATGTTCCCTAGTCCCAATGCAGTGCGCTGGGCGGCTGCATCAGAAGCACCAATTACAGCACGTCCCGCAGCAGTGCAAGAAATGCTTTCTACATCTCCAATGCCAGCCGTTGATCGCCCAAGAAGAGTATTAGTACTAACGTCTTGAATCTTTGCAAACGTAACGGCACCGTCTTGTATTTTGACCGTTGTAACACCAGACGATGCAAGTTGCGTAGCCCCTATCGCACCACTATTAATCTTTGCGGAAGTGACACCACTATCTGCAATCTTGGCCGTTGTAACTGCATTACTGGCAAGCTTATCGCTAGTAACGCTGGTGGCAGTAAGTTTAGAGCCACTTAACGTTGAATCATCGGCAATGCGAAATCCAGCCTCCGCTAAGCTTTTAGCCGTAATCTTCTTGGTCTGACTGACATTAGTGTCAACAATAGGAAGCACGTCATTAGACGCAACGCCACTGCTGCTAATTTCAAAAAGTTCCGAAATTCTTTGGTCAGCCATGTCTCGATTCGGCCTAATGATACAATGCTACAACCAATTGTAGCCATTCACTAAGCCTCATTAATCAAGCTGTAATTAATCGGTGATTTCTTGTAGCAAGAAGCCAAGGCCAGTTTCTTGATTCTCTTCCATTTCAATGAGATCGAAGTCTTCCTTCAGGATGTATTCATTCGGCACACCCACTTTCACTCTGAATTCGCCAGTAGTCAAAAAATCTATAGAACAAGAAATCAACGCGTCAGAGCGTACTGTCACGCCAGCGCGCGTAATAACTGCTTGCACTTCATAAAACACTTCATTGGACGATGCCGAATAATCGCTGCGCTCCCTATCTGGAGGAGACAGCGAAAGCAGCATGCTTAATTCACTGCCAACATCTAAGCGTTGAATTGTCTGTAGCAAAAACAAAGGCGCTTCTTCGTCTGCAACTGTTTGATAACTGAACAGGCATTCGATGCTCCCATTCCCACTGATCAAGCCAGCCGAGTATTGCTGCCTGAATTTATCGGAAAGGCTAGTTGTCTCTACTGCCGCTCGATCAGTATTGATGTCATAAGAAATGACAGAACCTAGGGTGTTGTAACGACTGTCTCTAACGACAATAGTGGCAGCGATGGGCGCACCAAAATCTGCCGACAGCGCTAGTTCATTCTCTCTATTATTATTAACTGCATCTACAAATGTATCGTAAAACCGAAGTCCACCAAGGGCATTCACATTGACATAAGCACGCAAATATTTTTGCACCTGCAAAGATGTGGGCCATGCCTCTGCAGAGAAAAACGCTAGCCCTCTGCTGTCTTCAGTGGAAATAAAAAGCTGATCTCCCGTCAGAATGTTATCTTCGCTTCCCTCGAAATAGAGCCTATTCAACGTAGTGTTAATTTGACTTGCATCCACATTGATTGGCAAATCAACGTCCTCTAAGCTTCTGCGCCGTAGGCGCACCATGCCAGTATGCCCAACAAAGAATGTCATGACTAAATCGTGCCAGTAGTTTCTACTGTAGTCAACGGCCCATTCACCGTAAACTGGAACGATACGCTAGTTAGCTCATTTGTAGACGATGAAATGCTTGCATTCGTAATAAAAGCATTCGCCTTGAAATATTGATCAGTGCCCACTTCAAACGTCAGTACCACTTCATTGTCATCAGTAATGGCACCAGTCGTGACAATCTTTTGCAGGAGCTGTACTACGCCAGTAGCAGCGCCCGTGTAATACGAAACCGTAGCATTTCCCGTGGCACTAGACATGCCAGCCGTATAGGACTGAGCAGTATCACCAAGAGCTGTTGTTTCAATGGGATCCATGGATACGTCCAAGGCCCAATCTCTAACCTTCGCCACCTCATTGTCGCTAAGTCGCAACTTGCCAGTGCGTCCAGTATAAAATGGCATGGCTTTATTGTCTTTGTTTCATCTTAGCAGCTTCGTCAATCATCAATTTGATACAAAGTGGTGTCAAACTGTACGATGCGGGAATAAGTGAC